CTATGGCTTTAAAGGATTCGTTAACAATAGTAAAGCCTTAACAGGTAATTACATAAACTTAAAATCGGAATGCTACTACAAACTTGCGGAGTTAATCAATGAAGCTGGAGTGTGGGTTATAACCGAAGATGTAAAGATTAAAAAGGAATTAACCGAAGAACTTGAGTGGGTACAAAGACACAACGCTGATAAGGATGGTAAACTTGCGGTGCTACCTAAAGACAAAGTAAAAGAACATTTAGGAAGAAGTCCCGATATAAGTGATGCCTTAATGATGCGGATGTGGTTTGAACTCAAGAAGTTTGACTTCGTAGTTATGTAAATTTATCGTAAATTTGTAAAAATAAATGCTTATGAATCTCTATCAACGAATTAAAGCTGCTATACTTCCTACTCAAGGTTCAAGTGCAGGTAACAAATATAACCAGTCTTTATTCTCTTATTTTAACGGAATATTCTTTAACATCCCTAACAACCCAAGAGCGTATGTAAGAAGTGGCTATCAGGCTAACCCTGATGTATTTGCTATTATTAATATGATTGCAAAGAAGGCTGCTTCAGTTCCCTTTTATGTATACGAGGTAAGCAATAAGAAGAGTTTTAATAGAACAAAAAACAATCCTATTAACATACTTAAAAAGGGATTAACGGAAGTAGAAGGTACTGACTTGAATAAGCTGATTGCAAGACCAAACGAAATGCAAAGCCAGCAGGAATATATTGAATCTTTAGTTTCTTTTTTAGAGATTACTGGTAACGCTTATTCTTATAAGTTTATGCCTGAAGTTGGTAGAAACAAAGGTGTGCCTACGAAACTTTACCCTTTACCATCACAATTCACACAAATCATAGGAAGTGGAACTTTTGAGCCAATTAGTGCTTATAAGCTACAAATAGGAAACCAAGAGATTGAATTTAAAGTAAACGAAGTAAACCATATTAAGTTCTTCAATCCCGATTATAATGTAAGTGGGAATCAATTATACGGAATGAGTCCTTTGATGGCGGCTTGGGAAACTGTTTCAAGTTCTAACGAAGGCACAAGGGCAAAGGCTAAAGCATTTATTAATGGTGGTGCAGCAGGTCTTTTATTTAGTGGGGATAAGGATGCAATGCTTGATGGCGAGCAAATAAGTAAGATTAACCAACAGATTGACACAAAATTAACAGGTGCAGACAATTATAAGAGAATAGTAGCTACTAATGGTATTGTAGATTACAAGCAAATTGGAATGTCTCCAGCAGACCTTGAGATTATTAAATCAATAGGAGCGGATAGAGATACTTTATGTAGAGTGTTCGGAGTAGACCCTATCTTAATGGCTACCGATTCTGCTTCTTACAATAATAAGGAAATGGCTTACAAAGGATTAGTAACCAATACGGTTATTCCTATCTTAAATATGATTAGAGGTATGTTTAACGAGGTTGCTTTGTACTATTCTTTAAGAGATGGTGTTGAGTATTATATTGACTACGATGCACAAGCATTCCCTGAAATGCAAAAGGATATGGAGAAGATAGTTGCACAGATGAAAGAATCTTGGTGGATTACTCCTAACGAAAAAAGAGATGCTATGAATTACGATAGATTAGACCAGGAAGATATGGATAGAATTTTAGTCCCTACTAACTTAACTTATCTTGATGAATTAGGAATGAGCGACCAAGCACTATAATGACACAAGAAGAATTTGACACTAAACTACAAAAGTATTTAGAAACTTACGGCTATCGTTTGTATTCTAAGGCTTTAAAAGAATCTATACAACCTATCATAGATGCTCTAAATGAATCGGAATCGGTTGAGTTTACTAAATCTATTTCTGGGATGTTATACACAGGAGTGCCTATCGCAATTGCTATGCAAACCTTTTATAATACTGCTTGGAATAAACAGTTAAGAGGTTATGTTAAATGGCTAAAGGCTAACTTACCTGCAGAAGCAACTATTGGAATAGGCTTTGAGAATCCTATAATGGATGCAGCACTAAAAGAATACTTTGCTACCATAGGTGGGCAACACATCAAAGATATAAACGCTACAAGTTTAAAGAAGATACAATCAGCATTCCAAACTGCTTTAGAAAATAACGAAGGTTTTAGAGGTGCAGAAAGAAGATTAATTAATGAAGTAGGAATGAATAAAACAAGAGCAAGGCTTATAGCAAGAACAGAATCAGTAATGGTTACTAACGCTTCTAAGTTTACTCAAAGTGAGTTAATGCCTATTTATATGGAAAAGACTTGGGTACACGACCACCCAAAGATGCCACGAGATTGGCATATAACTTTAAGTGGTAAGACTATTGACTTAAACGAGAAGTTTAATGCTAATGGATATATGATGAAACATCCAGGCGACCCTAATGGTGGCTTAACAAATAATGCTAATTGCAAATGTACAATGCTTACCAAAGCAAAATACGATGACGAAAATAATATCATTTATAAATAATTGCTAAAAAAGTTAGTATCTTTGTACTATCATAGTTTGGTGTTTTGGTTTTAGGGTGGGTAGGTAACTACTCACTCTTTTTTAAACACTCTAAAAATAATCGCTTATGAAAAATATAAGTTTCAAGAATTACAACGCTACTATTAAGGACTTAGATGTCGCAACAGGAATCGTTACAGGTTACTTCTCACAATTCAATTCTATTGATTTAGATGGAGATGTTATAATGCCAGGTGCATTCACAAAAACTATTGCAGAAAGAGGACCAGATTCATCAAAGCCTGAAATTGCGTACCTGTGGCAACACGACACAACAAAGCCTTTGGGAAAACTTTTAGTATTAAGAGAAGATAACTTTGGTTTGTACTTTGAAGCTAAAATGAGCGATACTACTTGGGGAGAAGATGCTTTAAAACTATATAGAGATGGTGTAATAACCCAACATTCTATCGGTTATCAAGTAATAAAATCGGTAGAAACACAAATGGATATGGAAGAAGAAGTTGAGCAAATCTACGAAGTTAAACTTTGGGAAGGTTCTGCGGTTACTTTTGGAGCAAATCCAAACACACCTTTTACTGGCTTTAAGTCTTTAGAAGAAAGAGAAGACCGAATTAAAACTTTAGTAAAGGCTATCAAGAACGGTAGCTACACTGATGAAACATTCGGACTTATTGAATTTGAATTATTAAAACTTGTTTCACTTGCGAAAACTGAAGAGCCGAGTAAAATCACTACAACAGTACAAGAGCCGAAAGAGGACAATAAGATACAAGAAATAAAATTATTTAGAAATCTCTTAAACCTTTAAAAATGGAAGAAATTAAAAATTTAGCAAATGACATCAACACAAAGTTTGATGCTAACGCTAACGCTTTATTAAGCGTAAAAAGTGAATTATCTACGATGGTAGAAAAAAGTATTGATTCAGTTAAGGCTGAAATCAAAGCAGTAAAAGATGAAATGGACAAACAAGCTGAAGAAGTATCTCGTAAGAGTGCTGCTAAAATTGCGTCTACTAAATCTATCGGTGAGCAAATCGCTGAAAACTTAGATTCTAATATGGCTATTGCTGAAAAAGAATTAAAGTCTTCAGGTGGTTCATTTACTATGAATTTAAAAGCGGTTGGTAATATGTTATTGTCATCTAACTTAACAGGAGATTCAGTAGCTACTTACAACCAACAACAAGCAATCTTGCCTTCGCAAAAATTGAACTTTAGAGATTTAATCCCTACTGTACAATCAGCGACTGGTACTTTTGTTACTTACAAAGAAAGTGGTTCGGAAGGTGCTATTGCATCTCAAACTGAAGGTGCTTCTAAAGGACAAATTGATTACGATTTGACTGAAGTTAAAACTGTTAATGCTTATATCGCAGGTTTCGCAACCTTCTCTAAGCAAATGATGAGGTCTTTACCTTTTATCGAGCAAACTTTAACTCGTATGTTAATTCGTGATTTCTTTAAAGCAGAAAACGCTTCTTTCTTCGGTACTGTTTCAGGTGCTGCTACTGGTTCAACAACCGTAACTGCTACTGATGATGTTGAAGAAATTATCCAATTAATCGGTAACCAAAAGAGTGCTAACTTTAATGCTTCTTACGCATTAGTTTCTCCTACTCAAATGGCTCGTTTAATTATCTCTACTTACAACAAAGGTTACTATGCAGGTGCAGGTGCTGTTATTCTTAACGGTGCAGGTGGTTTGACTATCTTTGGTACTCCAGTATTTGAGGCTTCTTGGGTAACTGATGACAAAGTATTAATCTTTGACCGTGATTACTTAGAGCGTGTTGAAGTAGAAGGATTAAATGTAACTTTCTCTTACGAGAATGGAACTAACTTCGTTCAAAACTTAGTAACTGCTCGTATTGAGTGTTACGAGGCTATCAACTTAATGTTACCTACTGCTGCAATCTACGCAGACTTAGGAAATGTTTAATTAGTTCTTAAATAATAAAGAGGGTAGGTGCTTAATTGTATCTACCCTTTTTTAATGCTAAAAATCTTAGTATCTTTGTAGTATGTATAAATGCACAGTTGATATATCTTATAACGGAAAGAAGTATTATAGGAATAACTATTATGACCTTGTTTTAAACGATAAGATGAAAGAATTTATAAAGGTTGGCTACTTTACCGAGATTATAAAAGATGGCATTACAAAAGAGTTTAAAGGCAAAATAAAGAAAAAGTGACAAACTTATATCCATACTTAGTCAATAAAAATATAGATTCTATTGTAATGTTTCCTAATGCTTGGAAAGCAGGGAAATTGTACAATATCTATCCAACTACTCTTAATTGGTTTACTGCCCAAAGGAATTCACAGGCTTATAGAACTGGTGCTGATAAACTATTAGACCTTAGAGGTAACAACGAACCCCGTTTAGATTACGAGTATTCCGATTGCCCTGAATTGTTTATGGAGAAATATTCTATGAATTTTTTTCAATATACTAACAATTTTGATTTTTGGACAACTTCAGGTGGTGGTTCTTACACTAATAACGCTGGTACTGGTCCTGATGGTGTAGTAGATAGTGCTGCTTTGTTTGACAATAAAGTAGCTTTACAAGGAGTAGACTTCCCTGGAGGATATACTACTCTTTCAATTTGGGCAAAGTCTGCAGTAAACCCTACTTGTTCAATGAATTTATTTATAGGTGGAGACCAACAATTCTTTACCGTAACTGATGAATGGCAATTATATAGTTTTACTATAAATACAGGCGATACTCCAAGTAATTGTGGTTTTGGAATTGTAGATACGGCTTATGTATGGAATCCGCAATTAGAAGAAAGCGAATATGCTACTTCTTCTATTTACTCAGGGGATTTTCAAGGCGAAAGAGCCCAAGATGTAATCTACAAAGATATAACCGTTAAGAATTATTATTTAGCTTACTTTGATATTAGATTAGTAGGTGGTGCAACTATAACTAATATATTTGAGGCTATTGGTTCTATGAACAATAATAGCTTGGATAAATATATAGCTTTAGGCACTTCTAAAACTAACGAATTAATCGTAAATTTGTATAATAATCCAACCAACCAAGTTATTAATACAGGTACTTACGCAGATGGCATCCATAAGGTAGCTATTAAGTGGAGTAATAGTAGTGTTAAAGTGTTTGTAGATGGTGTTTTAGAAGCTGATGTTTCAAATACTGCTGGCTTACCAACTAACACAACTAATAGATTAGACTTAGGTACAATAGCAGGTAATTACTACCCTGTAAGAGATAGAATAAGAGGGTTTATATATATGGGTGCTGCAACTGATATACTACCTACGGATGCAGAATTAATACAATTAACACTATTAGCACCTTTGCCAGACTTTATAATAAGTCAAGTAGGGGAATATATGGTAACACAAGAAGATAACAATATTATAACGGAATAAAGATATGGCGAATATTAAATTTACAGAGTTTCCTTCAGCAACCGTAGTTGGTTCAATGGATATAATTCCAATCGTTCAAAGTGGTGTAAACAAGAAGACTACTGCTGCAATATTTCAAACTTATCTTAGTTCTAATTTTGTACCTTATACAGGTGCTACTACTGACTTAAACTTAGATACATTTGATTTATACACTGCAAAGGTTTGGTTAAAAGATGTTCCAAATGATGGATTTGGTAGTTTAGAATTAACTGATGGCGTACTACATTTTGAGGATGTGGATGGACATAGTATGGTAACTATGGAAGATGGTTATTTAACTATCGCTAATGCTTCAACTATTAGAGCCTTATTAGATGTAAGTGCTTTAAGTGCAAATAGAGATTTTGCTTTCCCTAATGCTTCAGGAACTTTAGCTTTAACAAGTCAATTAACAAGTGGAACAGTAACAAGTGTAGCTGCTTTAACTTTAGGTACAACTGGAACTGATTTATCAAGTTCTGTTGCTAATGGAACTACAACCCCAGTTATTACTTTAAATGTACCTACGGCTTCGGCAACTAATAGAGGTGCTTTAAGTAGTGCTGATTGGACAACCTTTAATAATAAGCAAAACGCTTTAACAAATCCTATTACTGGAACTGGTACCACTAATTACTTGCCAAAGTTTACAGGAGCAAGTGCTTTAGGAAATTCAACTATATTTGATAATGGAAGTAATGTTTATTTAAACACTACAACTGGAACTTATAGATTTGAGGCAAATGCAGGGTCTTCACAATATATTAATGCAAGATTTTATGGTTCAAGCCATTCATTATTACAAATAGAAAGTACAACCGCAGGGTTTCAAGCATTATTTTCTTTTAAATCTCCAACACGAATTTGGTCAATGGGATTACAAGGAGACGGCAAATTTAATATTTATGATAATACTGCTAACGCTGAAAGGTTTACAATCACATCTGCGGGTAATGTAGGAATAGGAATAACTACTCCAAGTGAAAAATTAGAAGTTCAAAACGCTGCTGCGGGTGCTAAAATAAAAGTAAGTAATTCGGGCGGTGGTTATGCAACTTTAGAATGTTCTTCAAACGCTACTTCAGTTGCTCAATTATCATTTACAAATCAATTAACTTTAACAGGCGGTAATGTATTTTTAAGTAATGGTTTAACTGCATCAGGCGAAGTAAGTGCGGTAACTCGTTTTAGATTAAATCCTACAACACAATCAAATCAAATTATTGGTGATGGTACTGCTTCAAATTTAGCAGGTGCAAATAACTTACTATTAAGAAACGATAGTGGTTCTATATTTTTTGCAAGTGGTAGTGCTAATGTTCAAATGCTTTTAAATACAA